TCTTAAAAATTTAGAAAAATCTATTATAAAATATACAAATGATTATATAAAAGAATCTGGTGGAAATGGAATAAACCCAAAAATAATTTCTTCATGGATGACAAAAACAGAATATTTGCAACATTCACCTGTGCACGATCATAATGCATTTGATATTGCTGGAGTTTATTATTATAAAAAAAATTTCAAGGATGCAGGATTTGAAATTATAAATCCAACAAGTGGCAATCTTGCAAATAAAAAAATAGTTAATGCATCAACAACATTAACTTTATTTTGTAAACAAGGTGAACTATTATTGTTTCCAGGTTGGTTATTACACAGGGTAAAAGAGCAATATATAGATATTGAAAGACTATCAATATCGTTTAATATAAATTTAGAGTGATGAGGTTTAATAATGTATAATACAGGATATATCTTGGGTATTTCACGTGGCCATAATGCTGGCGCATGTTTACTTAAAGATGGAAAAATACTTTGGTCTTTAGAAGAAGAAAGACTTACTCGTGCAAAATATGATGGTGGCCCATACGCATGCATGATGAAAGTAAAAGAATATACTGATAAATTAGATTATATTTTTATTTCTCATACTCAATCGCTAGAAGATACTTGTGGTAAAGTAGATTATATGGGTGAAAACGTGTATACTGGATTAGCACGTAAAATGGGATTAATTGATAGAAAAACTGATTTAGTGAATCACCCACAAGTTGTAGATCTTTCTCATTCACACCATAAAATTCATGCTGCATGCGCATTCTATCGCTCTGGCTTTGATGATGCTGTGGCTGTAGTAATTGATGGTGCTGGTTCTGTTAAAAGCGCAACATTTGGTTCTGACAAAGTTCATCTATGGGAAACAGAAACTATATTTGATTGCTCATATCCAGCTAATTTCAAAACTCTTTATAAACATTCTGGTTCTAGAGAACCAATAACTGATGCTATTAATTATGCAGAGTCTTCTAGCTCTTTAGGTGAAGAAGGCACACACATACATTTTAAGTCCGGACATGCTGGAATTACAAAGGTATATGAAGCCGTTACTGAATATTGTGGATTCTGGGCAATTGAAGCTGGAAAAACAATGGGATTATTTCCGTATGGAAAACCAAATGAAAACATTCCTCAACTTTTTCTAAAAGATACGCGATTACCAATTTCTGATAGAAATGTTATTGTACCTAGATATCCAAATGGTGCTATGGTAAATGTGGACTTATATAAAGAATTAACAGACTCTGGTGAAGATGGAACAGATCTTACTACTTTACAAAATCGTAGAGATCTCGCATATGCTTGTCAAACTCAAACTCAAGAAATGGCATTAGATGTAATACTTACAGCTTCTAAATTATCTGGTAAAAAGAAAGTTGTATTTTCTGGAGGATATGCATTAAATTGTGTTGCTAACTATTATTTTCTAGATCGCTTAAATGAAGAAGGTATTGAATTATATGTAGAACCTATTTCTAATGATGGAGGTACTGCAATCGGTGTAGCACTTTGGGGTTATTATGAAGTATCTCAATCAGAAGAAAAAATCAATGGCCGAGAAATTTATCTTGGACCAGAATATCATTATAATGATTCCGATATTGAACAGTTGGCAGAACAGTATGGAGCTTTAATAGAAGACTGCGATGATGATCATGTAGTTGAACTAATGACGACAAAGAATATTGTCGCTTGCTTTCAAGGTCGTTCAGAAAATGGGCCGAGGGCGTTAGGTAATCGCTCTTTAATGTTTGATCCTACCTTTGAAGATGGTAAAGATTTTGTTAATTTAATCAAGCGTCGAGAGTATTTTCGTCCATTTGCCGGATCTATTTTAGCTGAAGACGTGCATGAATGGTTTGATTTACGTGGTATGAAAGATTCACCGCATATGATGTATGCAGTATCGTGTAAAGATGGTGTTGAAGAAAAGATTCCTTCAATTATTCATGTCGATGGATCATGTCGTATTCAAACAGTAACTGAAGAAGAGAATCCTTTATATTATCGTATAATTAAAACATTCAAAGAAAAAACTGGTATACCAATTATCTTTAATACTTCTTTCAACCTTGGTGGAGAACCATTAGTTGAAACTCTTGAAGATTGTTTGTGGACTTTACAGCAAAGTGATATTCAATATTTGTATTTACCAGAATATGGTAAGCTACTAACTGTGATGAATAGTAAAATTATATGAAGTTTGTGATAAAATCAAAATATTTAGATGATGATGAATCAATACCATATCCTTTAAGAAACATCGAATTAGCTATAGGTGATGGTATAAAAATATATACTAAAGGTCAAGATGATGGCTATGGGAGTAAACATTGGGATGAATATATAAATTATATTCAATTACACAAAAGAAATAATAAAATATATAATGCTTTAGAATGGTGTTGTGGACCAGCATATTTTTCTATTATTATGCTAAAATTAGGAATTGCTGATAAAATGATAATGGCTGATATACATGCTCCATTAGAAAAAAATATTAATAGTTCTTTGAAAGCAAGTAATCTTTACAACCGAGGACAATTTATTTGTTCTGATAATTTTAAGAATATACCTAAACAAAAATTTGATTTAATAATTGGTAATCCTCCGCATTTTAATTGGGAAGATAATCCTCCTAATTGGAATAATCCAGAAGAATATGAATTATGCCATGAAGATCGAAAATTTGTAGATAATAATTGGAATATACATAAAGATTTTTTTAATAATGTAAATAATTATCTAAAAGATAATGGTGACATTATTTTAATGGAAAATACAAAAAAACATGGAAGTGATATGTATACATTTATAGAAATGCTAAAGAAAAATAATCTAAAATATATCCACGCTGAAAAAAGTAAAGATTATCCAGATGATATCTGGTATATACATATTAGGAAGGATTTGTGAGACCACAGCATACTATAGTAAGAAATGTTTTAACTCCTGATGAATGTAATGAAATCATTGAAACATATAAGCCTTGGTTAAAACAAGGCGAAGTTGGTGGTGGGCCTGAAGCGGCTAAAAAAATACGCAAAAGCTCTGTTGCATTTGTTACTAGAGCAGATCCTTTATGTTATCCTTTAGTAAAAAAAGCTCAAGACGTAGTTCATGATGTAACAAGAACTGTGCATCAAACTTGGATAAAAACTTTTCAATTTGCGCAAGTAACAGAATATAAACCATTTGGATTTTATAAAGTTCATCAAGATGTAGCGCATCAGAATTCAATGCGAACCGTTTCTGCTGTTTTAGAATTAAGTAATCCAGATGATTATTATGGAGGTGGAACTAAAACATATATAAATGGGTTAAAGGGACAAAAACATAGATTGGAACAAGGATCTATTTTAATTTTTCCTTCTATGTGTTTACACGAAGCATTGCCCGTTTGGTATGGCACGAGATATTCATTAGTAATATGGGGCGAAGAAAGATTGGCAGAAGATTTAGATCCTACAAAAAATAAATTGTGGGCTAGAAAACAGAGGACAAAATGAGCTTAAAAGAAGCAACTCAAGATTTACACGAAAAGGCTGAAAAGAATCCATTTGCACGATTGTTATTAAGCGGTGATATTGATGAAGTAACTTACGCATGTTATCTGTTCAATTTATTAGTAATATATAAAGAAATTGAAGATATAGCTGAACGTAATGGAGTATTAGATGGTATTGAAGATATAAAGAGAGCCGATCTAATTGCTGAAGATATAAAAGAACTTAATGTTGATCCAAGTAAAATTGTAATGTTCCCTTCAACACTACAATATCTTACACGTTTGTCGCATTTTGAAGTAACAAATCCTTCTGATATTTTAGCTCATGTATATACTCGGCATTTTGGCGATTTATACGGTGGTCAAATTGTAAAAGATTTTGTTCCTGGATCTGGTAAAATGTACGATTTTGAAAATCGTAAAGAATTAATAGATAAAACTCGAGCAAAGCTACATGAAGGATTAGCCGCTGAAGCAAGAGTGGCATTTCAACATGCTATATACTTATTTGAGGATTTGACGAATGAGTATAATATTCAATAAGCTAATAGAGCATTCAGAAAATTTTCAAAAGCTTCTTGGAGAAAAACTTTCAAGAGCCGACGAAGAACATGATTTTCCCTGGGATAATTTAGTCTATGAATCTAAATATGTTCGTCGTGCTCACCTTGACATAGTAGATAAAAGAGAAGAAAAGAAATTATTTATGATGCACTTATGTGTATTTCCACATGTGCAATCAACTGCTCCAATATATGGATTTGATTTAATTGCTGGTCCTAATAAAGTAACAGGCGCGTTTCATGATTTTAGCCCAGTATATGACGCAGCGCACCCATTAGCAAACCGGTTTGCTGAAAATGTAAGTGGTTATACATGGAGTAAGAAAAGAGAATTACCTGATTGGGCTCGAGCTATATTTTCAGAAAATATGGTAGCAGCTGGTAATATAAAAGATGAGAATGAATTAGATGAAGTATTAGAATTATCCCTTCGAAATTTACGAACATATATCAATTATCTTGAATTAGAAACAAAATTTGATATAGATCCTAATGTAGATTTTACTCAATACCAAAATAAATATTGTTATTTTCAAAAACAAAATCCCCACACGCCGCGGGTCATGGAAAGTCTTGGCTATGACCCAGAAACAGTTCAAAGATTTATTCAAACTTGCTTATTTCCTGAAATTTAGATTATAAATAGTAATATTGGATTTTTGTAATCCAAATTATTATAAATAGATAAAAGACTTGGAATATAAGTTCTATGGCTATATACGCAAACTTAACTGCAGATCAAGGCTCTACTTTTAGAGCTACTGTAAATATTACTGATGCTGAAGGTAATGGCCTTGACATATCACTTTATACCTATAGAGGACAAGTGCGTAAAACTTATACTTCTTCAACGGCTGTTGATTTTACAGTTACAGCCGCAGATGCTCCTGCAGGAGAAATAGAATTATTATTAAGTGATACACAGACCGGCGGAATGAAAGCTGGTCGTTATTTGTATGATGTTGAAATTATATCAGATGGTGGTGAAGTTACAAGAGTAATTGAAGGACAGTTGGAAGTTACACCTAGAGTTACGAGGACATCATAGTGGCTGATATAAAAGCTAAAGTTGGTATTAATCAATCTAAAAAAATAGGAGCTAAAGTTGCTAATCAACAAAAGCTTCAAGTGACAAATGCCAGAGTTGGTATTCCATATAAATTGGGTGATATTACTGATATTGATATGACTTTGCTTGAACAAGGTGCAATGTTGGTATATGATGAATCACAAGGTAAATGGATAGCAAAACAAACTTTGCAAGATGGCACCAGCTTTGAAGGCGGCCACTACTAGAATAATAACGGAGAAATAAATGACTACAACAATTATTCGCGTCAAACGATCTACCACTTCAGGTGATCCTAGTACGCTTGGCGATGGTGAATTAGCTTATTCAGCAGCCAATTATGGTACCACAAGCGGTGGTGGTCGATTATACTTAGGTATTGGTGCTGAAACCGGTGGAGATGCTGCATCTCACCTTGTAATTGGTGGTCAATACTTTACCGATAAATTAGACCATGCTCCAGGTACACTTACATCTGGTTCAGCTATCATTGTTGATAATAATTCTAAAATTGATGTGTTAAATGTCGATAATTTAACATTAAATGGAAACACATTATCTTCAACTAACTTAAACGGTGATATTGTATTAGACCCAGATGGTTCAGGCTTGATCTCCGCAAGCTCTACTCGAATCGTCAATATTGCAGATCCTGTTAATGCACAAGACGCTGTTACCCGAGGTTATATCGAAAGCGGTAATGCTGACGTTTATTTTAATAATATCGATGCAGCTGGTAATTTACAAGTTGATGGTAACTTAATTGTAGGTGGTTCAACTACTACGTTATCTGCCCAAAACTTAGCTGTTGCAGATAACATGATTTATTTGAATCAAGGTGTTGAATCAACTATTACTGGTGCTTCTGGTGATGGTGCAGACGTAACATATACTACAAACGGCCACAACTATGTTATTGGTATGACTGTTGATGTAACTGGAGTTAGTCCTTCTTCTTTTAATGTTACAGATGCTGAAATTACTGGAGTATCTGGTGACGACTTTACAATTGCTTCTACAGTCACAGATACTTATTCTTCAGGTGGTACTGCTCGAGCCAAGACTTCTACCAATCCTGATTTAGGTTGGTCTGCTGGATATAATGATGGATCATATGCTCATGCTGGTTTCTTCCGTGATGCTTCTGATGGACGTTTCAAAGTATTTGATGGTTATACCCCTGAGCCAGATTTAGATGTATTCTTAGATACAACTCATGCATCATTTGCTTTAGCAGAAATTGAAGCAGAAAATTTTTATGGTGAATTAGTAGGAAATGCATCTACTGCTACTGCATGGCAAACTGCTAGAGACTTAACAATTTCTGGTGATGCAACTGGTACCTTTGCAGGAGTTGATGGAACTGCTAACGTAAACCTAGCTCTTACATTGGCAAATACAACAGTTACTGCCGGAAGTTATGGTGCTGCGGATTCAGTTGCAACATTCACAGTTGATTCCAAAGGTAGATTAACTGCTGCAGCTGACCTTGCTATTAACATACTTTCAAGTCAAGTTTCTGACTTTACAGAAGCTGCGCAAGATGCTGTCGGCGCCGCAATTACTGCTGGCCAGCAAACAAACATTACAGTAACTTATGATGATTTAAATAACGAAGTTGATTATTTCATCAATACTGCAACTGATGCTATTTTAGGTGTTGCTAAATTTAGTACTGATAACTTTAACGTCAATGCTGGTGATGTTACAGTTGTTGAGGTAGATGGCGGTGGATATTAATGGCAAATCCAACTACACGACAGGAATTAGCTGATTATTGCTTACGCCGTTTAGGTGCACCTGTTATTGAAATTAACGTTGATGACGATCAGTTAGATGATAGACTAGACGATGCGTTACAGTTCTATCAAGAGTATCATCATGACGCTACAATTAGAACATACCTAAAACATCAAGTCACTCAAAATGACATTGATAATGGGTATATTCCAATTAATGATTCTATTATATACGTAAAAAACGTATTTCCATTCACAGCTAAATCATCAGCAATTAGTATGTTTGATATTAAGTATCAATTACATATTAATGATTTGTATGATTTAAGTTATATTGGTGATTTAGTACATTATGAAATGGTGCAGTCTTATATTGCACTTTTAGATCGTCAATTGAATGGACAAGGGATGTTTACAAGATACAATAGACACATGAATCAATTATTTTTAGATATTGATTGGAGTAATGAAGTAGATGTAGATGATTATATTATTGTTGAATGCCAAAAAATAGTTGATCCATCTGCATATTCAGATGTTTATAATGACATGTTCTTAAAACAGTATGCTACGGCATTAATCAAACAACAATGGGGAGCTAATCTTATTAAGTTTGAAGGAATGCAACTTCCAGGCGGAGTAACATTGAATGGACGACAAATATTTGATGATGCAACAACAGAACTTCAAACAATAAGAGAACAAATGCAGCTCAATTATGAAACTCCAGTTGATTTCTTTGTGGGGTAATTAATGGCTACAAATGTTTACTTCTCTCAAAAAGTAAGGTCTGAACAGCACCTTTACGAAGATATTGTAATTGAATCTCTTAAAATGTACGGGCAAGATGTTTATTACTTGCCTCGCGATGTAGCGCATATCGATACGATATTAAATGAAGACGTTGAATCTGAATACGATTCAGCATACGTCGTTGAAATGTATATTGAAAATACCGAAGGCTTTGAGGGTGAAGGAGATTTATTATCTAAGTTTGGCGTAGAAGTAAGAGATCAAGCTACATTTATTGTTTCTCGACGACGTTGGGAGCAATTAATTGGTATTCATAATAACGGCATTAATTCAGTACGTCCGAATGAAGGCGACTTAATTTACTTACCATTAGCAAATTCTATATTTGAAATAAGGTTTGTCGAAGATGAAATGCCTTTTTATCAATTATCAAATTTAGCTGTTTATAAATTGCAATGTGAGTTGTACGAATATCAAGGAGAAAAATTCGATACTGGCGTTGGTGCTCTTGATAATCTTATTGATAAGACTGTTGCAGCACAAATTATTCTTGATGTTGGTATTACAAATGGCCTTGAATTTACTGTTGGCGAAACTGTGCAGCAAGAATTATCAGAAGCTGGAGAATATGTACAAGGCCAAGTTGTTGCAATTGCAGAACTTGGTGCAACACGTCGCTTAAGCTTATCTGATTGGGTAACTACTGATGGTAAATATCATATCTTTTCTGAACAGGCTTCAATTACTGGAGTTGATTCAGGCACAATCGCAACTATACAAGATGTTCTAGAAATAACGGATTCTACATTGACCACAGCGTTTCCAAATGATCCGCTTGCTCAAAACCAAGAAATTCAAAAGGCAGCTGAAGATATTATTGATTTTAGTGAAACTAATCCGTTTGGAGATATTGTATAATGTTATCCGATCATTTTTATCATGCTTCTATCAGAAGAACAATAGCAGCGTTTGGTACTATCTTTAATGATATTAAAGTCGTTCGCACTGATTCTCAAGGTGAAGTAAAAAATATTACTAGAGTTCCACTAGCTTATGGACCTAAACAAAAGTTTTTAGCTCGAGTTGAAGCTTGGAATCCTGATGACGCTCAAATTGGAATTAAGCTTCCAAGAATGGCTTTTGAAATTACGTCATTAACATATGATGCTGCAGCGCAAATTAATCGTATGAATCAAATTGTGAAAGGAAATATAACTGATGGTACTCGTCAAGTTGTATATACACAAACTCCATATAAGATTGGTATCGATTTAAGTGTATTAGCAAAAAATCAAGATGATGCTCTTCAAGTAGTAGAACAAATATTACCATATTTTCAGCCTGAATATACTATCACGATTAAAGATGTTCCAGATTTTAATGGTGGATTAAAAACAGATATACCAATTGTATTAAATGGCGTAAATTTTCAAGATGATTATGAAGGAGACTTTTTAACTCGTAGAGCTGTTATATACACTCTTAGCTTTGAATTACGTGTAAGATTCTATGGCCCAGTCCAAGAAAAGAGTGTAATATATCAATCTTCTGTCGACATAAACAACTTAGAAACATTTGGATTTTTAGAAGAAGTTTCTGCAGATGGCGTTGGCGAGCAAGCTGTGACAGATCCTGGAATACAAACCGGTGTAGATGAAACTGATGACAATGTGATAACACCATGAATAAGAATAAAACAGACATAGATGATGATTATGAATTTGCTAGAGCTAAGTATTATAATTTAGCAGATAAAGGTGATGAAGCTATTGAACTTATGATGGAATTAGCCCG